GAAACAACTGGAGCGGATGATAATAACGATGGAGTGGAGAGCAGCGATGCAGGAACTCCGCCCGAACCAGCGCCCGACCCGTTCTCTCGAAGATTTGCCCAACTAGCTCGCGAGCAGAAGAAGCTTCGGCAAGAGCGCGAGGAGATGAAGCGCGTTCAACAGGAGTTGGACTCTCGCAAGGGCACGGTTTCATCGTTTGATGACCTGCAGAAGCTTGCGCGTGAGAACCCTTACGAAGTCATGCAGAAGCTTGGTCTCGACTATGAGGCTTTGAGTAAGCAGGTTTTGCAAGATGGCGAGAAAGACCCTCAGCAGGAGATGCTCAGTGAGATTCAGTCACTGAAAGCCGAGCTTGCTTCGATAAAGAAAGCCGAAGAGCAAAAGTCTCTAGAGGTTCAAAAGTCCAAACAAGAACAAGCACGAGTTGAATGGATTGACGAGATCAAAACTTTCGTGGACAATAACAGTGATGAGGGAAGATATGAGATTATCAATGCGGTCGGACAAGAAGCTTACGAGCTAATTGCCGAAATCCAAACTGCTCATTATCAGGACACCCAAGAGGTGATGCCTTACGATGAAGCAGCATTGATGGTTGAAAATCACCTTGAAGAGCAATTCAGTGCTGAAGCAGAAAAGTATCTGAAGGCAAACAAGGTGAAGTCTAAACTTGAGAGCATATTTGCTCCAGCGAAAACAGAGCCCGTGGCTGGGCAAGCACAAGAGGAAGCTCAGGCTTCTGAGAAAACGCCGTCCAAAACATTAACAAACACCCAGGTGCAACGTGCGCCAGGGGATAAGCCCAAGAAGCTTAGCAAGCAGCAGTCTATTGATTTGCTGGTTAATAAGTACGGGTCAAGTCTGTTTCGCCAGGGGTGAGAAATAGCTTACCCCTGTAAGGAGTAAGTTATGGCAACTTCATTAAATCTCGACAACGTCACCCAGGCGCTGAAGGAGCATTATAAAGCCCTCACCGTCAAAAACATGGTCTACAAAGACAACCCTTTTCTCGCCCTCGTAAATAAATATGAGCAATTCGGCGGTGAGAATATGCCAATTCCAACTCAGTACGGAATCTCAAACCGACGATCAGCCACTTTTGGGACTGGTCAACTTCTTGATACTGCGACCAGCCTGGCTCGCTTTGTGATTACCCGTGTGAAGGATTATTCTTTCGCTAGCATCACCGGCGAAACCATCAAGGCTACCGAAGGCAGTGCAGACGCATTCCTTAAGTATGCAACTCTTGAAATCGACGGCGCTATTCAGTCACTTACTCGCTCAATCGCAGTAGGTATGTACGGAGATGGCACTGGTAAGATTGGTACTTTTGATGCGATCTCTGCGGTAACTGACGGCGTCGGAAGAACAATTGATTTGGTTAACGAAGAAGAAGTCACCAACTTTGAAGTTGGTATGGTTATTCGATTCGCTCCTGATGCTGCTACCAATGTTCGTGCGGACACATTCACGATTACAGCAGTTAACCGTGACACTGGCGTTCTTACCGGAACAATCGCCAACTCAACTGGCGGCATCTTAACTACTGACTTTCTCGTTCAAAGCGGCGACTATGTTTCTGCTAATGACCGGTTGAAAATTAGTGGTCTTGAAGCTTGGATTCCAGCGGGCACTCCACCGAACCTTTTCAGTGTAAACCGAACTGCTGACCGTACTCGTCTTGCAGGTGTTCCTTTCGATGGTTCTTCGCAGCCAATTGAAGAGGCGCTTATCGGTGCAGCAAGTCGTCTTGCCCGTGAAGGCGGTTCACCTGACGTTTGCTTCATGGACTACACTCAGTTTGCAAACCTTGAGAAAGCTCTTGGTTCAAAGGTTGTTTACGACAAAGTAAGCAGCGATGACGCTGATGTTGGCTTCCAAGCTCTCAGCATCATCGGACCAAAGGGACCAATCAAGATTGTTGCTGACCAGAATTGTACTCCAAACGTTGCATATATGCTTCAGATGGATACCTGGACACTCAACAGCCTTGGCGCTGCTCCGCATATCCTTGACCTTGATGGCAATCGTATGCTTCGTGAAGCATTGAACGACGCTTACGAAGTCCGAGTTGGTTTCTACGGAAACCTTAGCTGCAATGCACCAGGATACAACAGCCGCGTCGCTCTAGCATAAGGAGAGTGAAAGATGGCTAACAGAAGATTTAATGACGTTCAGGCTTTGCAGCGAGAGGTTAAAATCGTCGCTGGTTTAGTTAGTTCCACGGGTGATCTACCTTTGGGAATTAGCGATGTGTCAATCGACACAGCTCCTGTGATTGATACTCTGGTTGTAACGCTGGAAGACAACTACAATGATCTTTACGGGGTGTCTGCGCATTTAAATACGGCAAGTGCTGTTACTGAAATTAGAAAAATTAGCTTCAGCAACAACAACACAATCACCCTCGTGCCTGATGCAAGTTTTACCTCTGCCGAAAGCGTTTGGCTCACTTTGTTCCTTAAGAACACAAGCGTGGCTAAGTAATGAAGGGCAAGGGCAAAGGCCTTGCGGTCATGATTCTGGAGAAAGCCAAAGGCAAAGATGCTGAAGGCTCCATGGATGATGATCGTGAAAAGGCCAAAGAAGACTTAGCTTCAAGAGCTTCGCAAGCCATGAAAGATGGCGATGGCGTTGCACTGCTTAGTGTCATTCGTGACATGCAGATGGTTGAAGCTGAGGATGATGATTAAGGAGGGGGGCTATGGCGACGTTCACTGAATCTGATCTAAGAACTCGTGCGCGTCGTCGTGCCGACATGGAGAATAGCACCTTCGTGACTGACGCAGAGATTCAGGACTACCTGAACTCAAGCATCTCTGAGTTACATGACTTTATGGTCAAAAGTTACGAAGACTATTTTGTCTCTGAGCAAACTTACAACGCCCCTCTTGCGACCAGGGGCGAGAATTTGCCGGACGACTTCTATAAAGCCTTGGGCGTTGATTATAATTCCGGTGGGATTACTTCGACGCTCAGGGCTTACTCCTTTACCGAGAGAAATATCTACAATACGCCCTATGCTGTTATCGATCGATTGGCTGAGCCAATGTACAAGATCGAGGGGAATAAGATTAAGCTTATTCCAGGCAACTCTCAGTCGGGGACCATTACGCTTTACTACGTACCGCAAGCACTTCAGTTTTCGGATACGATTTCAGAAGTTGATAATGTGATTCCGGGCTTTGAGGAGTACGTGGTTGTATCGACTGCAATCCGTATGTTGATGAAGGAAGAGTCAGACACCAAGGCTCTTGAGCTAGAGAGACAACAGCTCGCTAGCAGAATCATTCGAGCTATCACACCGCGTGATGTAAGTGGGTCTTTCGCTATCCGCGATGTTCGCAAGGGTCGATTCAGAGACGACTTTATTCTTCGATACTAAGGGGTGAGACATGGCAGCAAATACCACTGAGGTTTTTGGTACCGATGTAAATGAATCAGCCCTTCAAGATAGTTCTCGAAGATTAAGTCAGTTCATCGCAAAGTGCCCGTTCTTAGAGGGTCAGCTTATTGAAAGCGTAGAGCTAACTTCTGGAAGCGGAACTCAAGATAACTCAATTGGTCATTCGCTAAGGCGTCCATACTCTGGATTCTTTGTCACGCTATCTAATGCAGCGGCGAATGTTTCCGAATCACCGACATTAAACAACAGCAAAAGTTCGAGTATTATTTTGCGAACAAGTAGCGATGTCACTGTATCACTCTGGGTGTTTTAATGGCTTTACGGAAAAATACGATTTCGATTCCTCTCGTTAAGGGAGTGGATACAAAGCGCTCGGACAAGGTCTCTGAGCCTGGGTCGTTATCGGACTGCTCAAACATCACGATTAACAAGATTGGCGAACTTGAGAAGCGCGAAGGGAATAAGGTTATTATTTCCCCTGGATCAAACTCGACACCATTTGATTCAGAGTACCCTTTAGCGGGCGAGACCATCATTCAGACCGGCAACTCATTTGGTATGCTGGATGGTCAAAAGTTATATGGCGAAGTCAACAACACTACAAAGTACAAGCAGGTTGGTGAGCTTCTGCCGGTTCACCTTGAGTCTGATGTAATCCATGAAAGCAATCAGGCTAAGTGCGGGCCGGTTCAATATCAAAAGGCTAGATCTACAGCTGGCGACTTTGACGTGTATCTTTGGACTCAGACCGTACCAGTAAAGTCCTCAGACACTACAGACATGGATAGCCTCTTCGAGTCCTACGTTTTAATTAAATCTGCGGAAGAGGATACTGTAGTCTTTGGTCCTAAGAGAGTGGTTCTGGAGCGAAGAAGAAGTGTTGGTTACGGTGGCTGGGCAAACAATCATGCGTATGCGAGTCATGGCCCCCACACTCAGATGATCTTTGTGGCCTCTACGCACAGGCTTTACTTCTTTAATCACGACACAGGCACCACCAACATAGTGGCTCAGTATATTGACCTAAGCACAGCGTCACCAACCTTTGCTTTGGTTTCAGCAGGGAATATCGTTACGGATATTTTCGACTCATGCGCTAGCTTTGCGGTGGCCTCTTACAACAACTCTGCAACCTTCTACTTGGCTTATTACACCGCGTATACAGCGGCTAGTGTCGAGAGACCGTCAGACTTAAAGCTCGTTAAATTTACGGAGACAGGTGCGGGTACATTTAGCACTGACGCGACTGAGGATGTGACTAATAGTTATTATGCTTCTCAGGATAGCCAAAGATCTGACATGTACGATTATCTAGGAGCAAAGGACAATATTGCTCTTAGGGTTTCCTCTAGCTCGCAAACCTTTCCCGTCTTCATTGCGTATTCGTCGTACAACTGGACAGCAGGACAGCATACTCTCTACGTCGAATTCTACGCCTCTGACTTGGCTACATCGGCTACAGGAACCGGTGGTTCTACGCCTAACGGTGTAGCGTACCTGCTCGACAGCAGTCACTGCGTCTTGCGGGCTGGTTCAGCTGTTCCAAAGGATGCGGACAATTACTACGTCGCTCTAGAAGTTTTAGGGGTGCCTGGGTCAAGCATCGCCAAGACAATCAAGACAGCATCGAAGCACAATAATGGTTCTGGTTATGTGGACGGATTTTGCGAGCTTGATGTCTCTCCTGCCACTGTTAGTCCGTTTAAGAGAAATGCTGTTGGGTACCTTGAGACAAATACTTCCGGTCATTGTGTTTCTATAAACATATTAGATCCTGGGGCAGGTTTTAATCCTGCGGTTTATGCCAATGTCATTCAAGGCTCTGCGACCGGCGGGCAGTTTGCAGTAACAACTGACAATGTAAACCCTAAGCCGCTACGTCCAGAGCATGGTATTATCTCGTTTGAGTTGAACACTTCGTCTCCTCCAGGTGCGACTCAGGATATTACAGATTACGACTTCAGAAACGCATCATTGGTTTCTGATATGTTTTTGATGGCCCCTGCTAAGCAAGTATCAAGCAGCAGCGGGGCTGTTCCTTACTTCTTGATGAGTAAAACCATTGGAGTGGGCTCAGAGCGCAGTCTTTCTGGTAATCTTTACATGGCAAGCTCAAGGAGAGCGGCTCTCACCGATGATAGCGAATCGGCTATTGTTGCAGCCCATTTGATCGGTCAACAGTCTTTGGACTTTACTGCTGACTTCTATTCAAGATTGAACAACAACTTCTCTTTGCTTGACGGTGTATCGAGAGTCACCTCAGCCAGTGGCGATTATAAAGTTGGGCTCTGTCAGCTTCGTTCAAACATTGACGTTTTCCCTAATCTGTCACCAGGCGGAACCTACTTTGGCTCTGTTGTGTCAGAGGACCAGCAGTACGTCGGTACTGTTATGAAGGTTAAGCTTAGGGGTGAGAGGCCATATCCAAATGTCTCCACAGGTAGAAAGTCCTACATCGGTGGCGGCAGCTTGTTCTGTTATGATGGTGATCAACTTTTTGAGAATAACTTCTTCGAGGCTCCAAGCCTCAAAAACCTTAAAATTGTCACCGCTCCTGTAGGCAATTTGACAGGCACGTTTACTTACGCGTTTTCCTATTCTGCTATTGATGCTGCCAATGACCTGCACGAGTCTCCGGTGTTTATTGATTCCGATAGCCGAACACTATCAGCTGGCTCAATCATTGCTGAAGTTTATATCACTGATGCAACTAGGCGCTCTCTAGAAGGTGCTCGAAAGCCAGTATTAAACATCTATAGGACTCAAGACGCAGGTCAGATCTTTTACAAGCTTCAATCAATCGAGCTAAACAAGAGCGCGGAGTCTATCTTCTTTGTGGACAAGGGCGATAACGATTTAGATATCGAGGCACCTTTGTACATCTCCAGCGGTGAAAACGAGAACCTCACCACTGGCGGAGTAACAGATCTTATTCTCTACAAAAATAAACTTATTGCAGCTGGACCAAGAAACCTTTGTTTTGTCTCAAAACCTGGTCAAGACGGGTTCTCTTTCGGTTTTCCAGTCGTGGCACCTTTTCAGGTAAGAACCCCTGATCCTGACGATAACATCACCATGGTTGAGCAGAACATGGATTCTCTTATGCTCTCAACCACTAAAGATGTTTACGGTGTATTCGGAGAAGGCCCCAGCGCAATCGGCCAAGGGCCATTTACAGAGCCTAAGTTAGTTGGCAAATCAAAAGGTGCGGTTGCAAACTCGCCGCACATAAGCACGTCTTCAGGTGTTTACTATATCTCATCTAGAGGCGTTTACCGCGTAGCTCCGAACTACCAGTTTCAATACATTGGGGCACCTGTTGAGGACTTGTTCTCGAATCAAACTGTTGCATACATTCCTCGTGCGATGGTGACCAAGGAATCTCAAAACGAGATACAAATCTTAGTCAACAAGGGAACTTCTTCCAGGGTTCTGGTTTACAATGTCTTGTTCGAGCAGTGGTATTCTTGGGATTTATCCACGGGCACCACAGAGATAGATCAAGTTTGCGATATGACATTCTCTGGCGAACTAGGACAGGTGCTATTGCTCCAGTCAAATGGGGCCACCGTGATGGATGTGTCGAAGTTCGCAGATGGCGGTAAAGACGAGTTTTACATCGCTGCATCGGGCAGCCCGGTGACCGCTGAGTACGATATGTCGTTCAAGCTTCACAGCATTGAGGCAGCGGGACTCCAGGCTTCTCAGCGGGTTTACCGTGTGATGGTCTTAGGCGAATACGTATCGGGGCACACTCTGACGCTCGATGTGTTCAACAGTTACGACTCCTCTTACACGGAGCGTCATCAGCAGATTATAGATACTAACGCAAACCCATATCAGTTTAGGGCTCACTTAAAGAATCAGAAGAATAGAGCGATTGCTCTTGAATGCACCTTATCGACCAGCAATGGCGGCGGCGCTGCAAAAGTTAGCGGCATAGCCTTTGAGGTTGGTGCTCGTCCTGATACCTTTAAGCTACCGAAGACTCAGACACTTCCGGAGGTGTAAGATGTCATTAGCGCAAGAAGCATTTGCCCGTGGAATCTTTAAGGCTCTTAGAATGGCAGGAATCCCTGTCACATCAGTAGAAGAGGGTATGTTTGTATCCGCCCTTAAGGACTCAGCACGAGGAGCCAGTCAGGATATCAAGGAGATGACGGGGCTCAGCAAGGTGAGGCAGGGCGCTGAAAGGCAGATTGCAATAGGTGAGGCTCAGGATGCGTTGGCTGCTAATCAAGCCTTGGCTCAGGGCATAGGGAGTGCAGCAGAAACAGTTGGTAAGATGGTCATAGCTCAAGACCAAATGAAGCAGTCTGAAGAGAAGCAAAAAGCAGCTGGGCAAGAAGTGGCTCAACCCTTTCGGCCTTCTCAAAGATTTATGACCGCTGCGCCCGCT